TTTCTAGGTTATTATATCTATAACAATCTTGGTATACAAGAGCCTCGTATTACTCTTAACAAGCTTGAAATAACAGAAAATCCTGATCAAGCTGAATACCTCATTAACATTGATTTTAGTATACCAAGATTAGACATTCATAACCTATCTTTAAATGCTACTCTAAACAAAGATGGGTATGTTTTGGTTTAATAACTACTGCTCGTAGATTAAATATCTATAATGAGCTTAGAAGATTTCACAGACTACAAACTTCCTAAGAACGCCTATCTTACTTTTGATGCTGATACTCTTAAGAGTCTTATCGTTGAGCGTTTGAATGAAAATGAGACGTTTACAGATCAGAACTTTGAAGGTTCAAACTTTAGTGCATTCATCGATGTAGTAGCGTATATGTATCATGTATTACTATTTCAGCTCAATACTACATCTAACGAGTCTACCTTTAATACAGCCACTATTTATGAGAACATGAATAAGCTTGTTGGTAATATTGGTTACAGCCCGCTTGGTGATCAAACATCACTACTTAACTTTAATCTTTCTGCTAGTAATATTACCCCGAATGTATACACAGTACCTAGATTTGCTTCTGTTGGTGTTAATGGTAATAATTATATCTCATTAGAAGATATTACTTTTGAGAAAGTAACCTCTAATACTCTAGAGGCTGTTAGACCATCAAATAATACACTATATCAAGGTGCTCTTCAAGAAGCTTCATTTACAGCAACTGGTGAACCTTATGAGAATATTATTCTTATAGATAGCTTTACTTCAAAGCAGTTTATTCAATCAACTAATAATCTTAACAACTCTAAGTTTATTAGTGATAATACTTTTAGTGTATTTGTAAAAGATACTGCTACTAATATATGGACACAATGGTCTGAGACAGCTTCTTTATTCTTAGAATCTGCTGAAAATAAGAGATATGAAAAGAGGCTTAATCAATCTGGTAATTACGAGTTTAAATTTGGTAATGATCAGAATGGTAAAAAGTTAACTGAAAGTGATACAGTTCTTATCTTTTACGTAACTTCAGATAACCAGGCTGGTGAGGCTGGTCCTAATGCACTAGCAGGTGCATCTTTTAATCTTTATGCTTCTCCTAATTTTACTGCAATTAGTGAAATACTTTATAGTGCGGATGAAAACCTTATTACACCGGCTAATGTAACTAGCTTAACTCTTAATAACCCTAATAGAACCTCACCTCCTAAATTAGCTGAGACAGTAGATGATATTAAGAATAGTGCACCGAAAGTATTTGCTTCACAAAATCGACTTGTTACTAAAGCAGACTATCAATATCAAATTAATAGAAACTTTAACAATATTACTAAAGATGTGCAAGTTTTATCAAATAATGACTTTACATCAAAGGTACTAGCTTACTATAATGACAATGGTCTAGCCCAAGGTAATGATGATGCAAGAATGCTCTTCTCACAAGTTCAATTTTCTGCTTCTACATCTTTTAATAATGTATACATCTTTACTGTACCTGCAGGTAACCCTACATTAAATGGTTTGACTCCTAACTATCTTAATGCTTCACAAAAACAGCTTATTTCAGACTTTTGCAACAATAAGAAAGATATTACACAGAACGTTGTAGTAACAGATGCTTTATTTAAGGCCTTTACTTTTGGTGTATCTCGAGTAGGTGGTTCAAGTGTTACATCTACAGATACAGTTGATGATATCGTACGAAATAGCTTCTTGAGGATTACTGTTGATAAAAATCAAGCTCTTAATGATAGTGCAATTAAATCAGCAGTTTACAATACGTTTAATACTTACTTCAATAAAGTGCAATTAGGTAGTATTATTGATGTAGCAAGTTTAACTAACGACTTACTCAATATTCAGGGTGTTACAGCATTACACACGGTTAACGGTAGTGCAGAGATAGCAAATCTTAGCTTTGTTGTATGGAATCCAGACTATAAAGAATCAGACAGGGGTATACAATCATTAAACTACCAACTTGAAGATTTTGAATACGGTTATTTTTATAATGTAGAGAATATTCCTAATAAGGTTGTTATTGAGAGGTTGTAAAACCTTGCTCCGTGATTAAATAAGTGTATATGTCGCTTAGCTCACTATCATTAGACCAATCAGGGGATTTTGATCTGCTCTACAACTTTTTTTGCACACGCAATTATAAGTTCGAAGAGACTAAAAATGGCTTTGCATTGCCATTTACACCAATGTACTTTGTTCCAAATATGGAAGATGGTATAGAGGACTTTGTAAGTAATAAAAAAATTGTATGGGATTTTGGAGATTCAACAACCAGTGAAGCTATTACAGCATCTCATGCATATAGTAAGCCAGGTAGTTATAAAGTAACCTGCTATCTTTATGATAAAAATGGAGAGGGGTATTATGATACTTTTCACTCTGATGTTAATATTAGTGACTTTATTGAAGATACTTTAACTATCTCTGTAACAGGTGATGATTCTGACCATTATCTTAGTGGGGGTAATCTATACTATACTACAGGTAAGATAGCAAGTGCTATAACTGTTAATAGATATAACTCCTTTAGATCACTTGAAACTGGACTACCAACTATAGTTCCTTATGCTTCAGCAGCTGGGCCAGATCATGATTACTTTGCTCAAGGTTATGATAAATTAACTTACGGTCACTTACATCCTAGTTCTACTTTTGTTCAAATCTTAACTTCAAACGGTACAGTTGAAACATTACCAGTAAATGAAGTTGAAACTATTGATACTAATATCTATATCAAATTAAGCAGTGGTGAGGTAGTTTATACAACAGCAACAGATCCTGATGCATTCTTCGCAGGATTATCTGGTTACGGTGAATTATACTTTAAGAGTGATTTTGCTGATCGTTACAATCTTATACTAGGCTATAAACAAGGAGATATCTTCGAGTATGCTAATACTACAAACTACGGATTATCTGCAGAAATATATGAGAATAATTCTTATAGAGAACTTTCCTTTTCATCAAATGGACTTGATGGTGAAGGTGCAGATGTTACAACAGTCTTTGACATAGGTTCAGAAAAATTTGCTGGTACTAAGATTGCATTTGTTGCTAATGTTAAAGATGAGGCTGGATTTAATCAACGTAATATGCCATTACTGAGTAGTGCTGTTGGTGGTTATGATTTTGATGTTATATTAACAGATGGTGTTACTGAATATGATATTGAGGTACAGCCATACTTCCAATCTCTCTCATCTTTACTATCAGGTGGCTTCTTTAAAGGCTACTTTGTAAGTAACACTAATACCACTCTTGATAATGTATTTCTATCAGGCCGTACAATAGTTAATGGTTCATACCAAGTAAGAGGTATAAGTAATACCTTTACTATTAATCCTAGTAGTTATTTTGACATTGCAAAACAGAATGAAGATATTGATTTTGAAGAGTCTTTCAAAGAGATAGCAATACAGCCATTATTCTCCGATGCTAGGGTATTGATGAAGGACTTTATTGGCTCTATCTTTGGTGATCTTAGCTCTTCTCAAGATTCAGTAGGTAAAGCCACATACGAGAAGATTCAGAACTTCTTCGATAATAATACAGATATTGATACTTGTAATATTGACCAGCTTAATGGTTTATTGCAAATGTTTAGCTTACCCGAGCTTAACAAATATTCCTTACCTCCAAAACTTAGTAGATTAGTCAACTTACTGTCAATTAGTAAGTCAAAGCTATTTGGTGCTCGTAATAGAGATCAATCAACTTACCAGTCATATGGCTATAAGAACAATGCTTTCTATGGTTACAATTTAGGTGAGAGATTAACTGATAGTAGTATAATAGTTGCTGGTTCAAATATAGTTGCTAACGAGCTATACAGTGGAAAGTATGTAACTTTAAATACTTCACTTCCTATTAGTGCTACAAGCTCACCAACAATATCATCCACGGATGGATTTATATACTCAACAGATACTGGTTCTTTACTATCAGCAGACACTTACTTACTTCCAAACGTTGCTACTGTTGATGTGTGTGGTAATGCATTAAGTGGTGTCTCTCTTTCTGCTTCAAGTCAATTCTACTCTCTTAGTGATTATAATGATTCGTGGGGGTGGAATCTACTATCCGGTGCTAGTAGAGGTATAACAGACATTTACTCTTTCTACTATCAAAACAGCTCACTAGGACCTATAGAAGATTCTATTATTAACTTTAACGATCCTAATAATACACTTTCACATACCCTTACTTCATATACCAACTGGAGTAAGGATAATGGTATAATGTCTAACATCTTTGCTAACTCACTGTATGAGGGGTTAGATCTCTTCAATAACGAATAATATTTATAATGTCTAATCAATCAGCCACAACAGTATCTGTTCTATATTCCATCACAAATGATGAGATAACTAACGGTGATTTTAGAGATAACGTAACTCCGTTTTCGTTTCTTGATTTCATTAATAATACTCAGGCTGACTACGCTCCGGAGGAGTATAGCAACTTTTATAGTTCATACCTGTCTAATTGGCATTCAAAGCAACAAGGGTCAGAGGTAGAGCAAAAGGTAGCATTCACAGAATATTACCAACAGTTCATTAAAGAGATAGTTGTTAGTTATACTACGGAAAGTGAAAAGAGATTCCTTGAAAAAATTAACTTTAACGATCCTGTAGATCTTGATGTAGCTATTCCATTCTTTGCTAACAGACTTAAAGATATTGCTCTATTCTATAAGAAGAAGCGTGATGAAGGTAAATTTGTTATTGATCGTAATAAGTTAAAAGGTAGTACAACAGGGGTAGAAAAAGCTATCTTTGATAACATTTACAACTTCTTATTTACTGCAGAGGATTCGTTAAATGCACAAACTTTCGACATTACAGGAATTACAGATGGTCTTGGTATTGAGATTGAAGAGTTCGTTGATGTGTATGGCAATTATTTTGACCTTCCAAAAGATGGTGTACCAGATAATATCAATAGCATTGATACAAAGTACTATCTTGACCCACTTGCAATAGAAGCAGTAACTGGTCAGGAGAATTTCTTAGGTGCTATTAGATCATTTAAGGTTAATCCACCAGCAATCTCACCTGAAGAGTTTGATGCTATCTGTAATCCAGATAATGAGCTTGTTGAGATCTTTAATGCTTATGAAAAGGGTGGAATACCCATGGGTGAGTTTTATGCATTAAAACGTGCTCTTATTAGTAAGTTTTTAGGTACTGATATCTACTATATCGATACTACTACAGTTCCTGCTACATCAGGATTGTTAATTGCTGCAAATAACCCTGCAGCTAATGCAATGAACTTGCAAAGTGCTGATGCAGCTCAAATTGAATCTGGTGACGTAAAGCTACTCAGGGATATTGGTCTTAATTTTACACCTGATAATATTGGATTATTCAAATTACAAGCAGAAAATTATAGCTATAGTATTGATCCAACTGTATTAGATAACGAGTTTGTTATATTTCCAGATCCTGATAAGTTTGGAAATGTATCAGTTAATCCAGTAAGTAGTTACCCTGTATATTACAAATTTGATTATAGTCAAAATGTTAAGAATGTCTCTAGTGGATTAGCTGCTGGTGATCCAAAGATTACTAACAAGACCACTACATTTGAATCATATACTACAAAAGAGCGTAATAATTCTCAGCTTAAAGATCAAAATGATATTAGTTATAGGATTAACTTTACTGACTTATATAATCAAGGGGTAATCGATAAATATGAAACTGATATTTTTGGTAATGAGTATGCATTGTTTAAATACCAGCCTTTAAAGCCTATCAACTTAGAGGGCTCAAATGTAGTTAAAAATCTGCTTCTTGATGGGTACGATTATTGGGATCCATTTGAAGGGTATGGGTTTAACTACTCTCTTACTGGTATTAGTGGTAATACATTTAGATCTGGTCTCACGTCAGTTACAAATGGTATGACAGCTAGACCATCTGATGAACTAACACTGTATATGCGTGAGTTTTACCCTTATCAAGACTTACTAGTTGATACACGCAATCTACAACCATTTTGGAGAGATGGTGGAGCATTTACCTACCTAGATGGGGATATTCTACCTAACCCACTTACTGGTCTAGGACCAGGATTTCCAGCTCCTCTTTGTTATCATTATACTGTATTAGCAGAGTGTACATTCCCATTAGATACTGTTTTAGAAACTAACCAATCACCACTTTCAGATATTCAAACTGAAGCTGAGCTTGATATAATGACTAGTGATATAGATTACAACTTCTTCTTTGATGTGAGAGGGTTGCTTTCTGCTGGTGCACCATATATTAGCTATGATGGTGGATATTTTGCAGATGATATTTATTTAAAGAATGACTTTAATTATACAGATAACTTAACATTCCTCGATACAGCAGATCCTAAAGGATCAACTGTTCTATCAGATCTTTCTGCTGATTCAGCGCACCTTACCAACGAAGAAAGGAATTCACTTGCTGGTAAGTTATATGTTAAGAACGGTGCATACTCTTATTCATTACCACTTTCTTCAGCTCTTGAAAATGTTGTAGGTAAATACTCTTCAGCAGTACAAGCAGATTTAAATCAATCACTTATTGACTTTGATTTAATTCAGAATACTATCTTTATGCAAACAGATAGTAATCTTGTTATAGATAAAATTGGATATGCAGAAAGCAAATTTATCAAACCAGCAACATCTAATACATTATACAGTATTAATAGTGCAGATAGAGTTGAGGCATTTTCTAATCGATTCTATGTAGAAGAAACAGGTAAGGTTTATTTTGCAAGATTTCAAACCACAGGAGATGAATGTGCAGAAATCGCAAGGAACTATTTAACTGTATACCCGGAGATATATGAATATAGTATTAGTGATAATACTACAAAGTTAGTATTCCCTACATTACCACCTCTTTCATCAAGTGTGAGTGATTTTGAGATTAATAGTATACTTGATACTACAAGAAACTATACACCTCAAGAAGTTCACACTCCAAATATTGCTTATAATAAGAGAAATGATATATTCAAGTTGACATATATTATTAATGACATGAATGATATGACACATATGATTGATGCATCATTTAAGATGGTTGATAATATATTAACACTTATCGATGTATATAAATATGAAGATGGTGGAGTTACAAGAACAACTACTTTTGGTCTAAGTACTATGTTTGGTAGTATATCTGCTGCTAACGGTAGTTTCACAAGAAATCAAGCAACCTTTGAACTTACAGTATAATGGACACTATATTTATTAATTTTGACACAATAACAGAAAATACAACTACCACGCTTGATGTAATAGATTTTAAAGGTGCACCAAGTATTAATTTTGTACTTACTGGTATTGATGAGACTGTAAATAAAGCTCTTACAATGGATATTCAATGGGGAGATGGTACAGATATTCAATTTGCTCAAAAGGACATTGTATTTAACTACAAAAAGAAATCAATATTAGATGAAGTGTTATATGGTAAGGTTGGTGGAACAATCTTAAATCAATACATACATACGTATGTTCCTACAGCTTCTAGCTATTTTACTGAAATAAATGCACAGTTTCTAATCTATTTTAATAATGGATTTTATGCAAATATTACACAGCCAATTAAATTGATAAGAGAATCTTACTATGATGATATTCAAAAATTGGGTATTATGAATACACAAATGGTTGGTCTGTCATCGAGCAATACTGTGGCTAACTTACAGAGTAAGTATAATAAACGTACTTACACTACGTTTCTTGAAAAAGAGTAGTTTGATTCTCAAGTTAGAGGATTAAATATGTATGATGAGTTCCTCATACACCAAGTCTACTAGTGCAATATCATTCCCTACTGGGGAATACAATGATAAGTATGTTGATCTTAAGCAATATGTTTCAAGGCTTGAGCAAGGATTTAGTGTTAATAATATTGATGCATTTATCGGTGCGAAAGACACAAGAATAAACAACTATTCTTCCTTTATAATGTCAGATAAAGGTCTTCTTTCAGATTATTTTAAACTTTCAAGTCTTGAAGAGGGTCAAAGTACATCTCTTGTTACAAAACTTAAATTTCCAACCCTTACTGAAGTTCCAGACTCCTTCTTCTATATCTTTAATGAAAATGTAAAGGCAGATGAGGCGCAGAGACCAATTGGTCTGAAAGCACTTGAGAAAGTGGGTAATTTTGAAAATAATTACTTTTTTGAATTAGAAGCTCTTAATAATAACTTACTACGTGTTAAGCATAATGATGGGTTATTTGATTACTATCTTAACTATAATAATGATAAGTTTATATTTTACAAAAATACAGACAATTACAAGGATATAACAAAAGAGAGACTTGATGTATTCAGATATTTGCTAGATGATGATGGGTACTTACAACTCTTTAAATTTATTGATGATAAGCTTCAAGTAGTTTCAAATATTGATGGTACTCTGACTCTTGTTCCTATGGAGGTTGGTAAAGTAAATAGAAATGTAACTAACCTTATTAATATTGACTATACACTTGATCAAAATAAGCAATTTCTCAATAACAGCTTTGCAGCATATAATGTAAAAAACTCATCTAATCTAATATTAAACACTGAACGTGGTTCTTTTGATGATGCTGGTCAATATATGCTAGTTACTAATACTAATAGTATATCTAGTGATAAGATGCCTATTAATTATTTTACACTAGATTCATCTAGATCAGAGTTTAGCCATATAAAGCGTGGTAGTAACATGATTAATGCAAGATATGGATTACCAGGTAATGATGTTAGAGATTACTACGGTATAGATTCCGGTAATGATCAAGAAACTGGTTCAGGCAAGCTAACATTACTATATAATTTTTATGATAAAGACGTGTATGTGGAAAATGGCAGTGATACTTATTTCACTGCTCCCTCTTCAATTTACCCCTATGATAAGCTCAATATCAACGATACCACTTTCGCTAGCAATGGTGCTTTCTCTGGGCCTACTCCTATTTTAGCAGATAAGATTTTTATTAAACGTAGTAATACTACACAATACAATAATGGTAGGTATTTATGTACTTGGCTATCTGGTGGAATTTTAGGTGAACCCGGTGTTTGGGTTGATCGTTATTACTATCCTGATAAGATTACAAAATTGCAAGCACTTTCAAGTGATGCAAGGTTTTTGGCTTCATTCCTAGATAGTGTTGATAGTGTTGATCTAGCAGTTAGTAATACAGTTTTAACAAGAGAGAAGTTCTTTGATAAGAAAAGTGATGCAGCTATTGAACCTAATAGCAATATTAAATATCAAAGAATAGGTCCTGCAGATATTAAAGAAATTATTGATTCTTCATCACCATTAATTTCAGCTTTTGATAGTATATCTACTTCTAAAACTGTAAGAGGTGAGACAGAGAATATTTGTAGAGAATTTACTGGTACAGAGTATACCTTTGCAGGTAGAGAGTTTGTATGTTTTGAAGTTCATAAAGATATTGACCAAGCAAAGTCGTTTACTCTTAGCTTTGACATGTATCTCGATACAAACAATAAGTATGGTTTTGAATTACTTGGTAATAACACTAATGAAGGATTTGGTATATTCCAAGATCAAACAGTAACACCATTTATACATGTTGTTAGTGGTCCAACAATGTACATCTACAATACAGATTTTGTACAACTTAATAAAGTAGACTTTAAGACAAATATTAAGCAAGTTTGGAAAAGAAGTGCGTTAGATGATTATATTGTTGCAACAGCTGGTAATTTATACTATAAAGTTAATACACAAGGTAATAATATTAAGCTAGATTGTGGTTCAGATGTTATCGATACACTCGCTACACAGATGGATCATGACTATATTGACTTCTTACAGTCAGATCAGCAAGTTAAGCGCATGGACGTGAATACAATGACTGTTAGTTCTATGTCTGCTGCAGAGTTTGATGTATATAAAAATGAGTTGTGTTTGTATGATAATGTTATTCAACAGAACAACACTATTTACAAGTTACCTGGTGAGAAAACAGCATGGGAAAATAATAACACCATGTTCTATCAAGTTAGTAACTTTATTGTTAAGCACAATACTGAGGTAGGTCCAGAAACATTCCTTACATCGAAAGATGAAATAGTTGACTTTACAATTAATGATGATACTATTGCAATTGTTACATCAAATAGATATTTTGTATTTAACACTAGTGGTGTATTTACTACTACAGGTAGTATTAGTACCATTAATATTCCAGTACCTGCTGCTGACCCTGGAACAACCGTGTCACTTTCTGCAGGAGAGTTTATATCTATTGACTGGGTTAATGAATATATTAGAGGTGTACAATATAAATATCCTGTATTACTAGCAAAAGGTAGTGATGCTCATTTATATCTTGCAAAGGGAACATTTCCAACTCTTACCGCAGCTCCTTTAGGTAACGTTACACAGGAAATTAATACTAAAGATGTAAAGCTTACTAATTACAATGCATTGAACCGCATTTATGATAAAAATTCAATTGACTTTAAGCTAACTTTAAAGAATTATCTTAACTCAGAAGATATAACTAACAGGACAATTTCATTCTCACCTAGTGCTTTCGAGCCCGGCTTCTACAACTTCACTTATAGGTTAGATACCCTTCAAGGTAACGTCAGTTTATATATTAATGGTGACTTATACGATAATCAAACCATTCAACCAGGTAAGTTTCAAATTCAAGACATATTCCAAGATGAGTTCTTTGTAGGTACAACTGGATTTCAAAGTAATCTAGATCTTGCAACATATTTAAAACAACCAGAATACTACTATAGCAAGGATCTTACTATACGTAACCCATTTATCTACGATAGAGCTATTAACACAGAAGAGGTTTATGCTCTATACCTATTAAATAGAAAGATTGATGATTTAATTCTTTCACTTCCAGGAGGTCAACGTACTTCTAAGGCTGAGATTCAACAATTCTTTAAGTTCAATAGAACTAATTCATCTAATCTTATAGATATTGTTGTTCGTAATTTATCTATTACAGATATTGCAGTAAGAGAACAGTTAAAAACAAGTATTCTAGCAGAAGCTAGTCAATTTGCACCTGTAGGTGTTACTATTAACGACGTAAAATTTATAAACTATGGCGATTCCTAATTTCAACTCATATAAAAAGGTATACACTACTGGTGATCAGTTTATTTTAACTGGTTCTGACTTCAATGGCTTTGTTGAGCTTGTAGATGGTGTTGCAAAAGAGGTGTCATCAGGTAAAACACTTACACCAAAAGGAACTTATTCAACAGATCTCTTCTATACCGAGTACTTTCAAGATAGAGTTGTTGCAGATGTAGATCTTGCACTTCCTAATACTGTTGATGAGTGCATTTTTAGTCTAAATGATAACTTAGATTACTCTTTATTCAAGTATAAATTAGATAATATACGTGACAACAATACATATGTATATTCAAAACTGTTTATAGCTTCTAATAAGCTTCCTTTTACTGATAGTATTCGATATGCAACTGTTGATGCTCCTACATCAACAGAATTCACTGTTAATGTTAGTGATGTAGATACACCAGAGTTTAGAGCTAATGAGAAGTTTGCTAATAACCACTATTTAAGTGCATTTGGTAATGTAGTAGCTGCTACAGCACAAACTAATCTAGAGCATTTAACTCATTTTTCACTTTTTGCTGCTACAAAAACAAATTTAATTAGTCTAACTGGTTCAGATACTGATCTTGTTGTTATAGAAGATTCTACCGGTTATGAGATGGATGGTAATGACCTTGCATTTGGAGAAATTGGAGGTATAGCATCAACACCGGACTCATTATACGTGTCTGATAAAGCTAGGAACGTTGTTATTAGGTATGATATTGCTGGATACAATAACAACGATAGTTCATTACGTAATACAAGGAACTTTCTTGAGTTAGTTGGAGGTTTTGGAGGGTCTTCTAGACAGACTAAATTTAAAGCACCTACCATATTAGCAGCAAACAAGTCAGAAGTAGCTGTGTTTGATTCAGGTAACGCTGTTATAAAATTATACGATAGTGAGTTTAACTTTATTACAAGAATCACCTCAATTAACTTTAGAGTTGAAGCCATGGGTGCTATGGCTTTTGATCCTGACTTTAATTCTCTTTATGTTATAACATATAGAGATATTATTACAGATGGTATAACTAACCGTGTGTTGTATCTATATAGGTATAGTGATGGCTATAAGTTTAAAGAAGAGTTCGTTCTAGATGATAGAATTGCACTGGATGAAGTAGTTCACTCTCTTACCTTTTCTGGTACTGATAGTAATTACTGGTATTTTGGTACAAATAAGACAGTCTATAAAAAGTTCAAGACTAGACCGAAGGAAGTTATAGGTAAATTTAGGTCAGAGCGTTTATTTTTACTTAACAATGCAATAGAAGAAGAAGTTATAGATAATGTTGCTGTTACTATCAACAATAGATGGAACTTTAATGATATTAACTTTAATAATGCTGATTTTATATGGAATCTTGGAGTAGAAACAAATGCTCTTCCTGGTATTAAAGCAGTTGATGGGTTATTAGAAGATAGTATCACTTCATTTTCTTTATTCCCGGGTATTAGTTCGTATGACCGAGCTATTATGCTAACAACTGGTAGGTTATATTTCTTTAATGAGCCTACTGGTGATGCATATCAGCGTGTTATTAAGGATGAAAACTATAATAACTATGGTAGTGCAGGATTCTCGCTAAATAATGATGCATTTATTCAAGCATCTGTTATTAATACAGAGCTATTTAAAGTAATTAATGATACACTAACGTTAAAAAACAACCTAGTTGGTAAATTTACCGGTAAGTATGTTAATGATATTCTTGAGCTAGATAATTATAACTATGATGTAGACTTTAAACTACTATTAACACAAGAAATAGAGAACTTATATCTTCATACTAACGAAGAAAACGTAGTTGGTACTATAAATCGTTGTTTTGAGCTAATATACAATCTTCAGGTAAAACTTATGAATATTGTTAAGGTAAATGTTGAGAGTAATGTGCAAAATGCGTACAATAAGAGTGGCTTTATACAAATTTAATTAGCTATTTGACGCTGCCCATATAAATATATGTATGGCAAGCACCTCTCTTACCAATACAAATATAAGTGACACCTACACAGGTGTGCTTCACGCTAAAGGCGAACCATTACCTGCTACAGGTAGTGAGTACATCTATGATGGATTCGGTAATAGATCAGGTTTGCGATTAGGTCGTAATGAGATTGATATTAGCGGTACATTAGGGTCTGATTTTGCAACTGCTGCTGCAAAGGCACTTTTCCCTGTAGGTTCTGTTATGTTTTCTGTTGATGATGTTAATCCAACACAACGGTTTGCTGGTACAACGTGGGTAAGGGTAGCAGAGGGTAGGTTTATTGCTGCTGTTGGTACAGGATCTGATGCTAATTCTCAATCTGGTACTATTACTGCAGGAGCAGATACTGTAGGTGAGTATAATCACACACTTACAACAGCAGAGTTACCAGCTCATAACCATGACTTACCAATTAGTAATGCTAATGGTATTGATCAAGATGCAATGGGTCAGGGTGTTTCATATAATGCAGCAAGAACACCAAATGCTGATATTAACTCAGAAACAGCAGGTAGTAATACACCACATAACAATATTCCCCCAGCTTTTGGCCTATATGCTTGGCATAGAACCGCCTAAACTTTAACAATTTAAGACAATGCCTGATATCGAAATCGTCAAACTCAAAATAAGGAGAGGAACAGACTCTCAACGTAAGCAAGTTGCTCTAGAGCAAGGTGAGCTCGGTTATACTACCGATACAAAGCGCACTTTTATTGGTGATGGAGCTACTCTAGGTGGTGCACCTGCGGGTAATATTATACATGCACCGTTAAGTATTAATACTCGTACTAACTTAAATACGGCTGTTAAAGGTGATTTGGTATATGAAGATAATTTACTTTATCAATTGTCTGGAACTGATTATGCAACGTTATCTAGCTGGGCATTTATTGGATCAAGACCAGATGATTTAAATCTTCAATATAATGCAAGTAATGAGTTATCAATTAAACCAGGTTCAGTTAGTATTTCTTCTTTAAGTGGTGATGTTACTAAAGATAAAGGTGGATTACTTTATACTCCAGATGGTCTTTCAGCTAATGTAGATCAATCAACTATTACAGTAGATTCAATAACAGGAGCTCTTTCAGTAATTGGTGGAACAGTAACATCTACAGTATTAGGTAATGGTTTATGTGGTGGTAGTGGTTCAAATATTGAAATTGACGCTACTTCAACTTTCTGCTTCCCAGCAGGTCAATTACAAATTAATACATTGCCTACACAATCAGTTCAAGCTGATGCTCTTTGTACATCTAGTGTTGGTGCAACTCTAAATGTTTCAGGTAACGTTCTTAACCAAGCTACAGTTGGAGCAAACACTGCTCAGCCATTTAATCAATCTGTAATTGATCAGTATGGTCGTGTGACATCTTCTTCAACAACAATTGAACAGAATCTCTCTGGAACTGATACATCTGGTAATGGTCAAATCTTCTTCGGTTCACTTAATGAAGAGAATCCAGGTGCTACAGGTGAGACAGTTATTAATGCATTATCAGCTAATAGTGATCGATCAGCTTCTGTTGCAATTGCTCTTTCATCTGCTGGTTTCATTCAGATAGCTTCTGGCGATCAAGGTAACTTCGCAATCCCAATCTTCAAATTCTAAAAATCATGGCAAAGAAAATCGAAATACTCGAAAATACTCTTCTTAAACTAATTGTTCGTCAAGGAACAAATGATGACCGAGCTTTAGTCACCTTATCAGAGGGTGAATTAGGTTATACTACAGACTGGCATCGGCTATACGTAGGAGATAGTCAAACACAAGGAGGTCATGTTGTAGGTAATTTGTATAAAGGTGCTGTTGCAGATCATACATCACTTACTACGGAGATAGAAAATGGTGATTATGTCTTTAACACAACAAATAACACATTATTCATTAAGAATAGTACTGCTGCCGGTTGGCTTTCAGCTGCTCGTATTTTAGAGGCTGCAGATGGTACAATAACAATTGATGATAGTGCAGGTACTATTGCTGTAGGTACTTTATCTGCTGGGGACTTCCATGCTGATGCCCTTGGTAATTCTATCGAGCTTGTTGGTGGTAGAATTTCATTGAGTGCAGGTCAAATTAAGACTGATATCATTAATACAGACTCTGCTACACACCTTTCACTTCCACAGAAGCTTAAAATTAATGCTGTTAATTATGATTTCCCAGTAGGTGGTCTTGCTAATAATGCTTTTTTAGGAACAGATAGTAGTGGTAGACTTAGTTGGTCAGCACCATTAAATACTGCCTCTCTATACTTTAACTCTTCTGCAGCTATTCCTATTGGTACAGTAGTGGCAGCTGCAAGTGGCGCTACAATACCTGTTGGGTGGCTTAAGTGTGATGGACAGTTAATTGCAGGTGCAGATTATCCAGATCTTTCTGCTGCTATTGGTTCACAATACGGTGGTGGCGCTGTTAACTTCAGGGTTCCAGACTATACAGATGTAGTTCATGTAGGTACAGATGAACCAATACAATTTACTAATAGTACTCTTACAAGTACTGGTTCTGCTACTTATACAACCAAGGGTGTAGTATATATTATTAAATCACTTGCTGATACTATCACTACATCAAGTGTTACCTTCGGTGGAGGACTAACTGCTCAAAAAGCAGGGGTAGATTTTACTGATACACCAGTATCCGTGTTTGATAGTGATGTAAAGGTAGGATTACCTATACCTGGTATAGAAACCTTTACTGCTTCTACAGCACTATCTACTAGTGGACGAACAACATTTACAACTAAAGCTGAATATACAAAAGTATGGGTAACAGGATCAGGTGCTAAAGGTGGAAACCGCACTGGTGGTGCTGCTGCTACTTCTTATGCTATACTTTCTGCTCCTATTGGTACTGCATTTGACGTGTATGTAGCAGCAGGACAGACTACTATACAATCTGATGGATTGCCAAGCAAGATTGCAATAGGTGGTGGTGGAGCAGATTTAGTTGTTAGTGATGGTGCAGACTATTATGAGTCTGGTACTACTCCTCCTAATGATAGATCTGTTAACAGTGGTACTATTGCAACTAGTAATTATATCGTAGGTGGTTACATTATACCTGGTGGTCGTGGTGGTTGGAGAACAGTTAATAACGATGAGGAAGTTGGTGCTACAGCTTCATACTGGGGCGCAGATAATGTTCCTGGTGCTGGATCAGGTGCATTTAATGAAGCTACAATTGATACTGTTGATGGTCTGGTAAAGTTTGAGTGGGGAATGTAATATTAAATTTATCTGCTTGTAAACAACATACACAAGATTAAATAAGTGTATGGTATATCCAAGTGACCTTCCACTTTCTGCTACTTCTGTAGCTGTATTCGAGGATGGGCTATCTCCAGAGTATGACATTACATGGTCTTTCACCTATCAGTTAACTAACTATGATGTTACAGATGAGTTTGGCTTCAATATGTTTTTGCAAGATGCAAGTTACAGTCTTTCTGGTGGTGGTGTTGGTTTAGATCTTGGATATAGTGGTGGTACAGTATTTGCACCTACTTCAGCTCAAGGTATGAATGGTGGTGTTATTGGTATTGGTATTGATTCACTCGGTGTCTTTGCTGCTAATACCGAATACATTGATTCTTCTTTAAGAGACGGTCTTAGTGCTGGTCTTTCTGCAAATAGCATTACTGTAAGAGGTTCAGGTTTATCAGGTGAACGATATGACTTTATAACTACTGCAGTAATTAGTGCATTTGACATTAAGAGTGATGGTCCAAAGACTTTGAGAGCAGGTCTTGGTAACTATGGTCGGAAATTACGTGTTGATTACAAAGCAGAAGCAGATACTTTCTACACTAATATATTAGACGTAGATATACCTAAGGTTGAATACTTCGAAGGTGGTACATTTAGACCAGGAGTTACTATTATTAAACCTTTAACATCTAATAATACTAACGGTGATGTTATTATTACAAATTTTCACGTTGAAGGTAACACAGATGCTACAACAACATCTACTATAAGTTCAACACCAATGGTTCCATTTGAACCAGATTACAATTCACTTGGAGATACCCCACAACTACCACCAGATGCTGAAGCTCCACAACGTTTACCATTTTTAGGTATAGAGCCTGCAATAGGTTGTCCAGATGTTTATTGTGGTTTAAGTGCCACTGGTGGTCTTAGTGATAGTGGTACTGTTATTAGCAACAGTTATTATCCTAATACATTTCTCTATAGTATATCTGCATTTATTGGTGATGTAGAAGTACAATGGGCTTCAGCAAGTAACCCATATAGGTTTATCTATGAATATGATGGTGAGACAAAGATAGATACAGGATTTGTTGGTAGTAGAATCTTTAATTATGGTGGAACATCACGACAGACTTTTAGAACTGCTTATGATAATTCAAATAAGATTAATCAAATACCAGATGCTTTTGAAATAGCAGCTCCAGATGGTTATCCTTTTGTACGTGATTCTCTTTCTGCTAGTCTTAGTAGCTTCTATAAAGATACAGATAAGTCTAGACTTACTGTTAGTGTGTATGCACCACTATCAACCTCTGATTGGGTAACATTAGTTGGTTGCCCCTACTACACTCTATCTTGCGGTACTGAAGATAGTTACCTGTGTGGTTTAACTCGACAACATGAAGCATTACGTAAGGTTGTCTTTCCAAACATTGTATAAAAAATGAGCTCAAACACTCCAACTCCGACACCTCCAACTTCTTTAACACCGAGTTCGACACCAACTTCAACTCCGTTGCCAGCTGGTTCATTAGATTATGGTGTTATAGGTGATGATATTTCTGTTGGTAGCAACATTATGTATCGTGGTGCTGTTAAAGGTAATGATGGTTTGTTATACTTAATACCTTATGATTCTGATAATGTTACAGTAACAGATCTTTCAGATGAGTCTCAAGTTCAATACGATATTACAAGTCTTGACAACTCTACATTTAAAAAGTATGTTGGTGGTGCTATAGCACCAAATGGTAAAATTTATGCAGGTCCACATAATGCTTCAGCACCGTTGATTATTGATACTACTCAAGATCCTCCTACCTTTGCTGAAGTAACTGGTTACACTCCAGGGTATAATCTTCAATGTCGTGGTCCTGCATATTATAACAATAGAGTCTATATACCTTCTTATACCGGTGGTTCAATATGGGCAGTTGTTAATACAGATACAGATAGTAAGGAAGCAAGTATTGTTTGGGCTACTCCACCGAGGACAGATGCTATCTATACAACAAGGACATCTTATGCTACCGAAGCTGGTGGTACTGCTCTTAAGTTCTACGATGCATTATTAGGTGGTGTTGCAGGTAATAATGGTAAGATTTATGGTATGCCATATGGTGCCTCCCGTATCAATATTGTTGACACCTCTACTGGTGTTTCAACATGGGGAAGTGATTACATTACAGGTAACGCACCTATTGACAATGATTCTTTTAACTATACAATGCTTTTAAAGAAGACATACTTTAATAAGTATGCATATGGTGCATTGGCTGGTAATGGATGTATTTATGCGCACGGTAGTAGAGCACGTTCTATTCTTAAAATAGATACTTCAGATGATTCAGCAACTGAGATTCCATATCCACAAACTATTATTGACGCAATGCTTGATGGTGGGTTAGAATCAGATGCAGATACAGAAAATGCTGCTGCTTTCGGTTCAGTACTAGGTGGTGATGGTAAGGTATACTCTACTCCTTGGAATATTCCTTATCTTATCTGGATTGATCCTACAGATGACTCTATCGGTTTTGAGGATATTTCAACTGTGCTTGCACTTTCTGCTTCTGGAGCATCAACTGGTTGGTATACATTAGGTACTTCAATTGGTAATGATATATACCTTTCACCGGGTGCTGCTGATAGAATTCTTGAAATTGAACTAGCAGGAGTATCTGCTTCACCAACACCTACCCCAACACCAAGTACTACACCTTCTTCAAGCTTTGTAGCTACACCAACACCAAGTACTACGAGATCTGCAACCCCTACTGCAAGTAACTCGAACACTCCAACACCTAGCACATCACTTTCTAATACACCAACCCCTTCTACTACTCCGAGTTCAACACCAACTCCAACACCTACTAATACACCAACACAAACACCTAGTAATACTCCTTCAATAAGTGTTACTCCTAGTGATACACCAAGCCCATCTACATCAAACTCACCTTCAACAAGTGTTACACCAAGTGTATCAAGGTCAGTTAGTACTACACCAAGCAACACTCCAAGTGGAACACCATCACCATCTGTTACCCCCTCACCTTCTGTTACTCCTTCTAACTTGTTTACAAGGTGCATTACACTTAACTATAGAACAAAAGATGGTCCAGATAGATTTATTGTAACATATAAAGGAGCAGTTGTAATTGATACTGGTTTTGTTGGTCATAGTAAATTTGACTATAATGGTTCACAAAGACATGTCTTTACAAATGCTATTGATAAAGAGAAGACTGATATAAGTGGTACTACTCTTGCAGATGATGGTTATCCTGTAGTCAGTTCAACTCTCTCAGGTAGTACTACTCACTCTGTACCACGCTTTAATCAAGATGAGGCATTTATGACTATTCAAAGCCCAGTTAATGATAAACCAACCTGGACTTACACTCTCAACTGCCCAGTTATTTGTAGCCCTACACCAAGTCCTACACCAAGTACTACACCATCCCCTTCTGAATCAGGTGCTCCATTTGTTACCCCTTCAGTATCGATGTCTAATAGTAAGTTGCCTACTCCTACACCAGAGCTACCTACTCCTACACAAATAACACCTACCCCACCTGTATATTCTCCTCCACCAGTATATTCTCCTCCACCAGAATCACCACCGTGGGAAACTCCAGAAATCTTTCCATCCCCAGACCCAGTACCATCACCTGAACCGTCACCGGATCCAATACCCTCAGATGAATCACCAGAACCTGGTGAACCACCAATTTATAATTCACCGGAAATTCAGACACCTACTGCTACCCCACCAACACCAACACCTACACCGGTACCAGAACCCGGAGAGCCAACACCTACCCCAGTGCCAATAACTCCAACCCCGGATCTTATAACAGAAACACCTATACCAGCACCACCGGTATATTCTCCTCCGTCTCCGGAACCATCTCCAGAACCATCTCCATCTCCAGATCCAGGTACAGATGATATGTTAACTATTCTTAAGAGCAATATTAATTCATTGCTAGGTGCTTATAACCCTCTTACAGATATTGATATATTTAGTAACTATACTTCACAAGAAAATTTAACACGTAATACAGGTAACCCATTTCATGGTATCTTTGGTAGTACCGGTATAGTTGCTTGGAATAGTAGAATAAATGAAGGAGGTGGTACACAACTCGGAGGTGTTGCAATTACCCCACAGCATATCTTATATACAAAGCATGCTAATTACCAAGCTGGTAATGAAGTGGTCTTTGTTGATCGAAGCAATAATCAATATGTAAGAGAAATTGAAGGGACTATGGATTTCCCAGGTTCTAGTAATAATGAAGGTGATTTTGGTGTTGCACTTTTAGATTCAGCATTACCTGCAGCTATTGAACCAGTTAAGATGTTACCAGCAGATAGTTATAAATATTTTAATTCAAATTTATTTAGCCCAGCAAGTCCAACAGTCTTTTTACCTACTGCAAGTGATTGTCCTTTCTTACGCACTGACCAAGAAGAAAAATCATTAGCTGGTTCAGTATCAAGAATTTTCTTTAGTAGTTTTACTGATAGTGATCCTAATAATTATCACGGTGATCAGAAGCCTATTTTTGAGATGCGTACAAGTAGTACACCAGAACCATACTTATCTTGGTATGAACTACCTGTTGGTGGTGATTCAGGTAGTCCAATGTTCTTTTTACTTAATAATGAATTGGTGTTTGTTGGATTAGTCAATTCTAACTCAACAGGATCATTCTTCGGTCAAGCTCGTAACCGTAATGCAGTTAATCGTATGATACTTGATGCAGAAAGCTCTGCAGGTTTCTATCCAACAGGACTCACTCCTACAGATACTACCCTTATAGGTAACTTTAAAGATTATACTGAATAAAAAAAAGCCTAACCAGACGGTTAGGCTTTTTTACTAGTATTGTATTGTTATGTAACTTTAGAAGCTCTTTGAAAAGGAGATTCCTGTAAGTGTCTCATCATCTGAACCAGCATAGATGGTACCAGCTGTATCAGATGCAACATTTACAAATGTAACAAATGGTGTAAGGGTAATTCCACCAAAGTAATTATAATCATAATCTTTACTAAAGGTTAGTTGAGTGTGAGTAAACTCTGACTCATCAAAGCTATAACCAACTGTTGCAGTTAGGTCAATATGTACTTGATTGTCAAGTACAAAGGGAAATGGATCAATAGAGCGCTTAGCTGTAAGTTCAAAGTATCCCAACCCATTACCTTCTGTGGCAAAATATTGTGTACCTGTAATATTAGTATCAAAAAGCTCTTTAGCAAATGAAACACCAATTTCACTAGTTACATCACCAGCAAGATCTGTTCCTCCAGTATAGCGCTTATAGGCTACTCCTGCAGTAAACTCACCAACTCCTTCAAAGGAGAAGTCACGAACAAAACCAACTGATAGATTAGTGTTATTAAGCTCAGAGTTATCAGCATAAGAATAAGAAGCTTCCAATCGCGCAAAGTCAAATTCATAAGCAGTACTTACACCGGTTACTTTATCACTGTCACCAAACTTAGCACCACGCCAGACATCTGTATCCCTATAGGTAGAGAATACTTCTAGTGGAAGTGCAGTAACATCTGCAGAGGCAAAACCAACTGCAGCCAACGTTGTTAATATAATAGTTTTTAGCATATCGTATTTATTATAAAGTATTTTGTTGCTTATGCAACAGTTAAATTGGCTCCGAAGGTAGGGTTCGAACCTACGACCTAGTGGTTAACAGCCACCCGCTCTACCGCTGAGCTACTTCGGAATAAAATCTTTTACTTAAAGTATTTATTTTTAGTTTGTATTAAATCAACCTTAGATATTACCTAGCTCATGCTCAACCTCAACATCTCGTAACATAGAATGAAACCTCTCTTGAATATACTTCTCAAACGCTAATGGTTTAACCCACTTAGTATCTTTATCTGATACATTCGCTTGAACTAGCTTTTGATCTACTGCTTGAATACCTTCAACTAAGCATGCCCATCGAGCAAAAGCTTCTTGAGTCATTTCTTCCGTAGTACCGTCTTTCTTATTAAGAGTTATGTTCTTATTCATTACTCTTTAATTATATCGGAGTTCCTTACGGTGTAGTCTTACTCTTATATTTGCTAGTTCGTACACGTACAGGTTGTGATACATGTCTGTGTACTGTTGGAGGACAATATGACCTACGTGGATAAGAGATATACGATGGGTAATGCCGTGAAGCATAATAAGGCTCATAGTATTGGCTAGTAGTATAAAGCCGAGTACGTGCAAAGTGTGTTTGTGTAGGTATATACCTTACAGTAGTTGTTGGAGTCGGGTCATAAGAATAAGATGTATATGTACCATCACAGCTTATAAGGAACAATGCCAGACATGATAGTATAATTTTATTCATATACGTATTTATTCACCAGTTACCTCTTCTGGGTTAGTTTGTAGAATTGGTGTCTTCATCATTCCAAGTTCTATATTATTATTACACTTAGGACATCTGAATACATTCTCTGTATTAGCAAAGACATCTACATCAAAAGTATATTCACCACATACACAAGTGGTAGAAACTCTACTCAACGATAATACACCATCCATTTCTGTTTCAAACTCTGCATATAGAGCTTCTTTATTAGTAACGTTAAGGTTATTAAGAAACCAAAACACAACAAACTGTACTGCTGTTGCAAGAGCAAACCCTTGCCAGAAATTTAACCATGCACCTAAACCATAAGCAAACAAAGCAGATACAACTGCGGTAATTAATAGTGATCTAACCATATACTAGTAAGTATAACCTATCTTATAAGATAGTCAACTGTTATAGAGATATTTTATTAAGCTCTTCTGGTAGTTCAAGAATCAGATTATTAATTTGGTCAATTTTATCTTGTAGTTGACTTACATGCTTACTGTCAACAGTTTCGTTCTGTTTAACATTCTCTAGCATACGCTGAAGATCAGCAAGTGATACAAAGGTATTCCCAAGAACCTGTATAATACCTTCTAATTCATGAGGTAAAATAGAATCTGCTTTTTGGAATTGTTCTTGATCTTTATACATACGTTCTTGACCACCAAGATCCATTTGTTGATTGATAGGATCTTTCGCAGTTCCTACATAATACGGATTACTTGCAACATTCATGTATTATTATTTAGTCTCGAGACTAAATATTGACATGAGTAAATTTGAAAAGAGATTCTTGAAGGTCCTTAATGAAGATATCAAGGATGAAGAGGCATTTGATCTAGAGCTTGACGATGATACCTCATCAGAAGATTTTGATGTAGACATGGAAGCAGATACAGAAGTTGCTGAAGTTGATCCTGCTGTTAAAGCTGCAGAAGCAATGGGTGAAGCAAATGCTGCCATGGTTAATACACTTAAAGGTTGGATTAACTCAGGTGATGAATTTCTAAAAAAGCTTAATGATAGTAACGATCCTAACTCTATTGCCTATGCAATTGGTAATGCTGAAGCTGACACATTATTTGATAAGATGAGTGGTGAGCAACGTCGTGTATCAAAAGTAGCTACTGATCTTGCTGCTCTTAATGAAACTTTCCGTGGTTATCTTGCACAGTCAGAAAACCCAGCACTCAAAGGAGTTTAAGCATTAGTATACTTTTTAATCTCAGTCATCTTAACAATACCTTCGAGTCCTTCGAAGGTATTTTTTTGTATCCAATCCCAACCAATTTCATCTTTATTAGCAGCTCGAGCTAAATCATTAAAGTCTTTATACTTCTTACCTAGTGTTTCTGGCCATATAAACACGGTCTCTCCTTGTTTAAGCAAAGCCTCACTCTTTATCATGGATGCTCTATCACCCCACTGAGAGTCAAGGACCCACACCTTATCATACCATTTAAGAGTGGTGTTCATCTGCTCTTCTTGCCTCTTAGTAAGTGACTTACCACGTTCAGTAATACCAGCTACTGCAACAGAGTTACGAACAAAGAATGCATCAATAGGACCTTCGAAGATATACACTTTATCATGATCACTTGATACTTTATCAATGTTAAATAGAGTTTTCTCACTACCTACCTTACCAAGATACTTGGGCTTAGTTCTTAAGTCTGATGTCTTTACTGTTCTGGTCTGATAAAACTCTATCTCACTTCTCTCATTAACAAAGGGTATTGTAATCCGGTGCTTATGAACCTTATCAGTTAATGAAACATAAAGATTGTCAGGTCTATTAATAGCAGTATCCAGTCTTCTCGACTTAATAATCTGGTTGCATGCTCTAATAATAATATTATCCTTATAAAAATCTTGCTGCATCTTATCTAATAGATTAATACTATCAGCAGGTAGAGTCTCTGTTTGTACTTTGGCTACAACTTCATCATCTTTAGTAATATCAATAGTAACTTCATAATCTTTTACCTCTTCAATAATATCTGAGTTACTGCAGTTACTTACTTCTTTAATCCACTTAAATGGTTTACTTGACCAACCACAATTATGGCAGAAAATGTTATCATTATCTGGAATATAGTAGCAACGCTTCTTCTTTGGTGACTCCATACAAATGGGACACGAGCATTGATATACGTTATTGAATCTATTGTAATAAGGACTTCTACCAAACTCGTAGAACTTAGCTACAACATACTCTCTTGGAAGTGTAAGTAACACAACTAATTATAGCTAACTAAACATCGAAGTCAACCTATGACTCAATATAAAAGTACTATACCAGTCTTCCTTCTTCTTAAGAATATTCTTAAGCTCAAGCTCTTCACATTCATATAAAAATTCTGACCATGCATATTGAATATCTACATCAAGTTGTTCTTGATAGTAGTCAGCCTCCGCTTTATGAGTCATTACTTCACAGAGATTGAATACAGTCATATTCTTCTCATAGATCTCCTCTTGCTCCTCGGTAAGCTGTAACTCTTTATCAAGCCACTTACGTACTCTTGCTTTACCAAAGCGAGGAATTCCTGGTACATTATCAGATTTATCACCTAACAAGCATTTTGCAGGTAACCATTCTTCCATAGTATACCCTGTATCATCAACAAACGTATCATGACTATATTCACGCTTACGAATAGGATCAAACATAATAGTATCACTATTTACAAGTTGTAAAAAGTCTTTATCTACTGATGCAATAACTTTCTTACCTTCAAAAGTCTTACAGATATAGGCTACAATATCATCTGCTTCCCGTTCACGTGGGAAAATTGACTTAATACCAATCTGTGATAGTAGTCTTGTAATAGTTTCATTCTGCTCATGAGGAGAACTATCCTTAGACCTATTACCTTTATAACCATCTAACTGATCCTTACGAACATTAGGTTTATAATCAGGTTTGTAGTCCCATACACATATAGTCTGTGTAGGTTTATACTTTCTAACATAAGAAAATATAGCATTAAGAGTAAAGTAGATATGCAAACCTGCAATCTTATCTAAATCACCTTCATTATATTTTTTAACTTGGTTCTTTGCAGTCCAATAAGTGCGATGAACAAGATTATTTCCATCTATGATTAAAGTCTTACTCATTTAGTATTATTATTATATTGAGCTTCACAGGTTTTCCAAATATCTCTAGAAAGCTTTTCCACTAATGTTATTATATCAGAGTTCCTTCCAAGATCAAACTTATCTAAAGGAACTTCTACGTTCTCCATACTTGGCATACTTAGACAAGAGACGTTATCTTTATCTACCGCTATAACAGCAAACATCTGACCAACATAGTCACCGTGATTAACGGCATACATCTCTCTCTTCTTAATAGGGTCCATCACCTTTATTATAACCGCCAGTGCCATAAGTGCCACCTAAATTACCAGCTATAAATAATCGCATTGCAAGTGTATCTAATGCATCCATTTGTTGATCTGAGTGTGCACCTTTAACTAATACTGTGTTACCTTCAATATCATAACCAAATATATAGAACGAATCTAGATACTCCGATACAACTGATTTTAACTTCTCTCGAAGTTCCTTTTCACTTTTATATTTTTGCAAATTTTCAGGTTGAAGATTGAGAGCTGCTTCAATCAGCTCTCTCACTTCTTCATCAGCTGTTTTCTTTGGTTCCTGATTGTTCTCTTCCATCCTTATTATATTTAGTCAAGAAGTCGTTATCTTCAACTTGTTGGCAGCCATGATCTAGTAATCTCTGAACTACAACTTCAATTGAATTAGTTTTTAACACATAACCTCTTTTAAATCTCTGACCTCCATCAGAGAAACTAAACAAGAATTCATCTTTAAACGGAAGATTTTCAAAGCAAGTCACGTAGACAGACACACCACTTGGATCAACAAGTATAGTCCATCTACGTGCATCATGCTCACCATACTTATCAAATATCCTAAGGGTAGCAAAACCACTATCCTTAAGA